CCGGCGATCTTAGAATTAGTGGGTTGCCTTTTAATATTCAAAATTCTTCACCAGGGGCCGGCGCTGTATTTGTGTATGGATTTGCTAACTTACCAGCAGCAACCGCTGTTCAGTTGTTTGCAGCAGGCGGTCAAGATTACGCTGTTATTCGCGGATTTTTAAACGGAACTCAAGTGTCCGGGTACGCAGCTAATGCACAAGGTGGGGCTGGCGCACAATTTTCCTTGACATACTCGGTATAAGGGTTTTGTATGCTGACAAAAGTTTCCTACTCCATGATTCAAGGGGCGCCTTACAACGTCCTTGATTACGGTGCTGACCCAACAGGTGCAACTGACAGCACTGCTGCTTTCCAAGCATTGACCGCAGCAACAACTGAAAAAGCTGGTGTTGCCATCTACATCCCACCAGGGAAATATTACGTCAGCGACACTATTTCGTTTCGCCGCATGTGGTTTTTTAGCATCTTTGCCGATGGTGCAATCATCTTGCCTGACCCAGATGCAAACTGGTTTCACAAGAATGTGGTCGAAGTTGGATCGTGCTATAGCGGCGAAATTCACGGGTTGAAAATCCCGTCTTATCTAGACTTGACTGCATGGCAGGCTGTCTCGCTTGCTAACCGCCCCGTGTGCGGTTTGATGCTGTACCGTGAGCCAGGAAACTACACGCTTCAGGGCTTGAATATCACTGCTGGCCCAACTTGCCAGCAGGTCAAAATTTACAACGCCTATGTGTTCGGCCCGTTCTTGAAAGCGGCCTACATCAACACCCGCGCAGAGGGCATTTTTGTAGAAGGCTCAATTTTTGGTGGTCAGTATTGCTCATCGGTGTGGGACACCGGTTTACCATCGTCAGTCTACAAAGACGATAGCGTACCCAATTCAAACCGCGACAAAGTTTTCAACATGTGCGAGTTTCAGCAAGAATTTTATATTCTTGGTGCTTCTTTTTATCCTGTTGTTGGCTTGTTTGACACCTGCCTTGATGTTCGCTTTGAGTATTGCTATCTTGCTCTTGGCGGTATGCAGGCAAGCGGAACTGTTGTGGCTGGTTTTGAGCTAGGTACATCTGTTGGCGCAACGGGCGCAATTGGATTTACCAATATCGTCATTCAAGACTGCTATGCGGAAAACGCTGGCGACAATTTTGTGGCGATGTGGATTCGTGACTATGACATTCACGACATTAAGATTGACGGATGGCGACATTCGCAAGACAGTGGCACGACCAACGCCATTGTTCGCTACACAGGAACACAGCCTGCTACCGATGCTCAGTTGCATCTTGAGCGCATTCGCCCTCCGACCATCACAACTAACTTGCTGTTGGTTGACAACGATATGAATTGGGTCACAGCTAAAGATTGCCGTGGAACAATTAACTCATCTTTTTCTGGCACTAAGTTTATTACTAACGCCGAAATTAAGATGTGGGCCATAGATGCCGCGAACTCCACAGGAACTGGGTACACAGTAGATGCGCTGCTACCAAACAACTATACGATCACGCTGTTGCAATACCCAACAATGGCAGGGTTTAACAGAAATCGTCCGGTAAATATTGGCGCAACAACCTTGACAACGGTGACCGCAACTAATTGCATTGCGTATTTCAACAGAGCATCGTCAAATGTTTGGGATGTCGCGATGACAGGAACGTTGACAACGCTGGAAGGCTTTGTCTCCATACGTCCTTATGAAGAACTTGCGATTGACTACCCAATGATCGGTGAGTTTGAGGTGTTCTACTTAAACTTCTCAACCAACTGCACATTGAAGAACAACTACAGCGTCAATGCGGCTTTCAAGTTTATTTTGAAGACTGGAACAGACACTGCGTTCACAACCGGCCAAGTGGTGCAATTTATCCGCAACGGCAACTCGTTGATTCAACTTTAATCGTCTTGACACTGCGCCTTCTTAGCGCATAATCTGAGAACTGTACTGGCCCGGTAGACCAGGGATTCACAAGAATCAAAAATGACTGAAGAAGTCCAACAAGCCTTAGCGGAAGTTGAATCCGCGCCAGCACCCGAGGCGACGGCCGCCCCGGAGAATGCACAAAACGCGCCGGAAGTAGCTGAGAGTCAACCCGAGCAGACGCCCGAGGAGAAGAAATTCACCCAGGCTGAACTCGACGAGAAGATCAGCAAGCGCCTTGCCAGAGAGCAGCGCAAATGGGAACGTGAGCAGCAGGCTAAACTTGCCCAACCGCAAGCGCCAAGAGAAGTCCCGCCTATCGAGCATTTCGAGTCGCCTGATGCCTACGCGGAAGCGCTGGCCGTCAAAAAGGCTGAAGAACTGCTTGCGCAGCGTGAGTTCCAACGGCAGCAGGCTGAGATTAACGACGCTTACCACGACCGTGAGGAAGAGGCCAGGGCCAAGTACGACGACTTTGAACAAGTCGCCTACAACCCGCAGCTTCGAGTCACTGACGTGATGGCCGAGACAATCAAGGCGTCCGACATGGGGCCGGACCTAGCCTATTGGCTGGGAACCAACCCGAAGGAAGCTGATCGCATTTCCCGCTTGGCACCTCTTTTGCAGGCCCGAGAGATTGGGAAGATTGAGGCCAAACTTGGCTCCAATCCTCTTGTGAAACCAACTACGTCTGCGCCTACGCCTATTTCGCCTGTTACCGCACGCACCAGTGGAAGTTCGTCCTACGACACGACTGATCCTAGGTCTACCAAGACCATGACAGATTCGCAGTGGATTGAAGCTGAACGTGCTAGGCAGATGAAAAAGTTGCAAGCGCAAATGAACCGCTAAAACTTTGAAAGGACTCGCATCATGGCGAACAGTATTCTCACCATTGACATGATCACAAGGAAGGCTTTGGAAATCCTTGAAAACAACCTTGTGCTCACCCGTAACGTGAACCGTCAGTACGACGACAGCTTTGCTGTTGAAGGTGCCAAGATTGGTTCGACTCTGCGTATCCGTCTGCCTGACCGCGCTCTGGTCACCGACGGCGCCGCCTTGCAAGTGCAAGATGACAACGAGCAGTTCACCACCCTGACTGTGGCTTCGCAGAAGCACATCGGCGTGAACTTCACGTCTGCCGAACTAACCATGCAGTTGGACGACTTCGCAGAGCGTGTTCTGAAGCCTCGTATCAGCCAGTTGGCATCGAGCATCGACGCTGACGTTGCCAACGCTTACAAGAGCATCGGTAACTCCGTCGGTACCCCTGGCACCACGCCCGCTACCTCGCTGGTTCTGCTGCAAGCCCAGCAGAAGCTCAACGAGAACGCTGCTGTGATGAGCCCGCGCTACGCAACCGTCAACCCGGCTGCCAACGCTGGTCTGGTCGAGGGCATGAAGGGTCTCTTCAACCCCACCGACACCATTAGCAAGCAGTTCAAGAACGGCATGATGGGCATGGGCGTGTTGGGCTTCGACGAGATCAACATGTCTCAGTCGATCAAGCAGCACACCACCGGCTCCCGCGCTGCTACTGGCGTGGTTACCGCCGCCGCCGTGACTGCTGAAGGCGATGCTACGCTGACCCTGACTGTTGGCTCTGGCGACACCATCGCTGTTGGTGACGTGTTCACCATCGCTGATGTCTACGCTGTGAACCCGCAGACTCGCGAGTCCACCGGCTCGCTGTTTCAGTTTGTGGCCTTGGCTTCTTCGACCGCCACCACCACCGCAACTGTGACCGTGGCTCCGATGTACTCGGCCAGCCATGCTCTGGCGACCATGACCGCTTTGCCTGGCAACAACAAGGCTGTCGTGTTCGTTGGCGCTCCGTCCAGCCAGTACGCCCAGAACTTGGTGTACCACAAGGACGCGATCACCTTCGCAACCGCCGACCTGCTCCTGCCGCAAGGTGTGGACATGGCCGCTCGCGCCGTTCACAATGGCATCAGCCTGCGTGTGGTGCGCCAGTACGACATCAACAACGACCGTATGCCTTGCCGTATTGACGTTCTGTACGGCTACAGCACCATCCGTCCCCAGATGGGCGTTCGGATGTGGGGTTGATTTTGACGCCCCTTCGGGGGCTTCAATTCGTAACTTTTTGAAAGGAATTTATCATGGCTCTCCCTAATGGCGCAGGCGGCTATCAAGTCGGCGACGGCAACCTCAACGAACCCGTCATCGGCTACTTGCCCGCCCCTACTACTGAAACTGGCACTTCCGCCGTCACTCTGACCGCTGCTGAAGTAACCGGCGGTATTCTGATCGCCAATCCTGGCACCACTGCTACGATCTACACGATGCCTATCGTGGTTACAGCAGGCGGCGTCACTGGTGTGAACGATCTGGTCTCCAGTGCTAAAGTTGGCAGCACCTTTAACTGGGTGGTGGTCAACATTGGCACCTCGACCGGCGACATCACGATGGCCGCTGGCACTGGCACGGGCTGGACGATTGTTGGCTCGCTGACCATCAACGATGGTACTTCGGCCTCGTTTATCGCTCGTAAAACCAGCGACACGACTTGGACTCTGTACCGCGTCTAAGCTAACGGGAGGCTTCGGCCTCCTGTTTTTAAAAGGACATATCATGCCAAATACTAAAGCAGTAGGCGTCGCGTTTTCCGATCCCGAGCTTGTCGCAGGGACCACGATTACGGGTGCCGCTATTTCCAACTCCACGATCACCGGCGGCACGCTGTCCAGCCCCACGCTGACCGGC